CGGGCCGCCCCCTCCGGATCATCACTTTTTCTCGTCTTTTTTCTCGGGCTCGGCCTTGATCGGGATGATGTTGGATCCGACCTTCCGCGCCTCCGCCTCCGACAGGTCGATGACCTCTCCCGGGGCATAGGTCCTCGCGGATTTATCCCCCTCGCGGCCAAAGACAAGGTGCATGTCCTTCACGACGTATTTAGGCATGGTTTCTCCTTTCTTGTCGGGGTGATCGGCCGATCACCCCTTATTCCGCCTCCCGGATTTCGCAGCCCGCTTATGCCACCGCATCCTGGATGAAGTATCCCAGGTCGGAGGCGACGACCTTTTCGTCGCTGTTCCAGGCCACTTTAAGGAAATGCGCCCCTTTGATCCCGCGCTTCTGATCGAAATCCCGCTGGGTCTGCCGGAGCATTTCGACAAAGGTCCCGCCGAAGGTGATCGACCGGACTCCAGGATTGGCCTCGACATATAGGGCCGCACAGTGCTTGCCCCACAGCCGGGCGTAAGCCGGCGTCTGGCCTTCCTTGCTAGTGATATACCGGGTTCGGCCCACGAGCCATTTCTCCACCTCGAAGAGCCCGGCGCATTCCTGGATCGTGGCCAGACCCCCGGGGCTCCCCTGGTAGCGCGTCGATCCCTTCACCGCGTCCAGGATCTCGGGTAATTTGCGGAACACCACCCAGACGTCCGCCCCCATGACAACCGTGTTAGCCCGTACGAAACAGGTTTCGATGGCCGTCAGCAGGTTGCCGATCGGGTCATCGGCCGTGCTTCCCCACTGGCCGGTCCCGGAAAGCTGGACCTTATTCCCGCTGGGATAGGTGCCCGCGGCGAAAAGGAGGTCCACGACTCTCTTCTCCTGGGCGATGTCCATCAGGAGGTTTAGAAAATCGTTGGTGTCGATCTCCGGCTGCACCGGGTTGTCGGCGTTATCGATGGATTCTTGGGGCAGCCAATCGGAGAGAGCGTGGTCCTTCACGGAATAATTGCCCGTAGCGACCCCCCAATCGACTTCGTTGGGCAGACTCTTGGGGCCGATCATGTCGCTGACCAGTTTGAAACTGTCCGCCTTGTTATATACCGTATACAAGTCGGACCTTTTGTTGACCTTGATGATCGGCATAAGCTCCGCCCAGATCATGGCCAGGTTGCGATACTTGATGCTCAGGTTCGTGAGCACCGCGTCGACGTGCAGATCTTTGGGTTCCGGCATTTTCGTTCCTCCTTTAAATAAGGGTAGGGGCGACCCGGCGGGTCGCCCGTCAATCGGTTAAATGCTCATCACGTATTCGACGAAGAAAACCGCCTTGCCGGCGGTCAGTTTATGGACCGCGACCGTCAGGACGAGCTCACGGGCGGCCGTCATCTTGATCATCGTAGCCGCCGTTCCGACGGGGATCAGCTCAAAAATCCCCGAAAGCGTATCCGCATCCACTGCCGCCAAGAGGTCATCATCCTGGTCCTGGGATCCGACCTTAATGGTCCCATCGTTGCTCGTGGAAACGAAAGCAGTGATGATATCGCCGATTCCCCGGGTGATGATCGCGTTGTCCGGGATGGTGACTCCCAGGGGATAAGCGCCCACCGCCCGTTCCCCGCCCGAGCCGGCCGCCACGTCAAAGATCGCCGTGGCCACCATCTTGAAGGAATTGCCGTTCACTCCGGCCGGGCTGTTGAGGATCCCCGGGGCCAGGAATGCGGGGATGACGTCGTTGAGGACGCCCGAGGCCATAGCGAACCCGATGATGTTCTGTCCGAGGACCGCGGCCACCGCCATGCCGTTGGCGTCCGAGGTCAGAGGCCCACCCCTCGTGACCGATCCGCCCAGTTTCACGTTGCTGATGCCCGAGAGCATGACCCTCACTCTCTCGGCCGCCGCCGAAGTGATGTGTTGAAAAACTCCGACGAGATTGTCGGTCGCGGCCGCCGCCTGCGAAAGCGTGTCGTCATCCGCCCCAAACTTGGCAATCAGGTACTGGGTGGCGATCGCGGCGGTGCACTTCACCGTCTTTTCCATTCCGGAAGTGACTCCTATCATGGTTTCTTTCCTCCTTATTGGATGTAGGGCGTGATCTCTGATCGCGCCGTTCTCTGTTTTTACCTTTCCTTGAACAGGTCCGGATGCTCTTTGGAGACCGCCAGGACCGCTACTTTGTAACCGACCTTGTTCTTCTCCGCATAGTCCGAGATCAGTTTGTCCCTCTTCTCCCCATCGGTCCCGCCCGTGTCCGCTCCGCGGGTAGCCACTTCCCGGAACTCAATCTGCGTGGGCAACCCGCCGAGGAAGGACTTCATAAACTCGAGGGGCGTCTGCTTCTTCACCGCCTCGCCCTCTTTAAACTCCATCATCGTGGCGGCGTTCCCGATCTCGACCAGGAAAGGGGTGAGCCCGACGCCGATCTTTTCCATCGCCGGGACGACTCGCCCTTCCTTCTTCAGACCTTCGACGAAAGAAACGATTTCAGTTTTCCGCGTCTCGCGTTCCTTGGCCGCGACGGCCGCCTCCCGATCCTTGATGCCCTTTTCCTTTTCCGAGAAATCCTTGCCGGCTTTTTCGATCGCCAGGCGCTCCCTCTCCTTCACCTCGGCCTCGGTGAAGGTTTTGGGCGAAACGACCTGCAGCTGATCCTCCGGGATCTCGTCGATCGCCTTGGTGAAAATGCCCTTCAAAATCTCTCTTAATCCCATCTTCCTTCCTCCTTTGCTTTCGGAATATTCTCCGATCTTGAATTTTTTCTCCTTTTCCTGTAAACGCCGGTTTATAATTCCACGCTCCTCGGAGCTGTATTGCGCCTGGTTGTCCGGCTTTCCCCAGTAGGCCGCGGCTGCCCGCGTCTGGTCCGCGTTGGGGCACGGGTAACGGTAATTGACCGGATCCAGGAATTCATCGTCGGGGACCGCCGCCCATTCCCCCGGCTTGGTAACGTGCCCACCTTCCTTGGCCGCAATCCCGTATTTTTTCGCCCGCGCCTCCTGCGCCTGTTTATCCTCCTCGCTGAATTCGATGGTCAGGATCACCGCGTTTTCCTCGAACTTTATATCGGCCAGGCCTTTCACCGCCGGCGGCAGGGCCCCGAGGAATCCGATGTGCCGCAGGGTCAGGTCGGGATAAATCGATATGGATCTCTTTTTGAACATCCCTTTTTTAACCATGTCCACGAATTCGGGTACCAGGGTTTTGAACTTGGCATAGAGGAACTGCCCTTCGCGCTTCAACCCATCCACCCATCCCCAGGCCGGGGCATTATCCCTCGGATGCCCGATCACCACGGGCGCCTCATGACCGGATGGGTTATAGGATGAGACGATTTTGTCCAGGTCTTCTTCTTTCCATTCCTTTTCCACGCCCACCGAATCGGTATGCCTGCCGGTCCTGAAGACCTGAATCCAGGGCAAGGTTGAGTCCGCATGGGAGCTTCCTTCCTTCTTGGCTACCCATTCCCCGGCGTCGTTTTTTTCAAACTTGTTTTGAACCGCCGCCCAGGCGACAGCGAAGCATTTTTCCTCGTCGCCTTGGTACTGTTCGGAGGCCGAATTGAAGGCCGCCATCCAGATCTCCTGTCCATGCTCCGGCAGGGCTTTCACCGCATCCGGAAGTTCCCCTTTTTTGCCGTACGGCATTTCAACCCCCTATTTTCCCCGGGCCGAACCTCAAGTACGCCCGCCAGGGCTTTAAATCGTGTTCATGAACATAGGTGTCAAGCAAATTGGACCAACCCCACGTGTTTTCTCCGGTCGCCCTTCCTGGGCCGAATTTGGGCGATTTGCCGTTTTTCATTTTCGGGCCAGCAAGTAGTCGGAAATCGCCGCCCGGATCTCCGTCCAGTCTTCCTCCTGGACTTTGAGGTAGGGCCGGGCCGGGATATCGACCTTTTTCCCCCGTCCGGCCTTGCCCCCGAGTTGGTGGATCGCCCCATAGATTTTGTTCGTCCCGATTTCCACTTTGTCCGGGTAGGCCTTATAATGGATCGAGCCCATCAATCCCCCGGCCATGCCCTGGCCGATGAGAATTTTCTTGCCTTGGATGTATCGCTGAAACCCCACCGTCAGACCACCGCGTTTTTTGAACGCCTTTCTTTTCTTTCCCATCGTGTAGCCGAGCTCGTAGGAAATGCCCTTGAGGGGTTTCCATTTTTCCGGCCGGCCGCCGGCCTCGAAGTTGCGGATCACCGACGTGCGCACGATGCTCCCGATGATTTTCATCGCCGGGGACAGGTTGGAGGTCCTTTCCCTAAGCCTGGCGATCAGATCCAGGACGCCCTGGTCTTCGATTTTTACATCGAGGGTCACACCGGCCATTTTTCCACGTCCACTTTTCCCGGGTTGTAATCCCACCCGGGATCGATTCCCACCGGTATCCTGTGCTCAGTCCCCGTCGACTTATCCAGCCATCGGTAAAATTCCGGATCCGGGGCTTTTGTTTTTACCGGGTATCGTCCCTGGCCTTCTTGCCCTTTCAACCTTTCCACCTCCCGGATGGATAAATTCACGACCCCTCACTTGCATCCCCATCCGTTCGGGGGATAATGCGTATTCCAGAAAGGATCATCCGCCGGAAGGACCAGGTTGTACCATTTCATGTGCTCCGGCCGCTTCTCGATCGAGGTTGAAGCCACGTATCTCCAATATGGCCTGGCTGCCAGGACATCCGGATCGCTCATCTGGGCGTAATGCCCGGCGCTGTAAGCCACGCTCACGTTGGTATTGAAGATAACCCCCGTTCTCCATCCCCGACCGCCTTTGTAGCTCCAGCCGTATTTTTGAATGATCTGATCGAAAGCCTTCCGGAAATCCTGGATCGTGGTCCCCTCGGCGATCCCGCTATCGACGGCGGTCCGCAAATCCGCGAGGAGGTCATCCTTCATCGCCCCGGCCACGGTAAAGGCCCGCGTGTGCATCTCTTTCCAGAGGTCCGTCCAGGCCCTGGTGGGCAGATTCACCTTCTGCCGGAAAAAGGCGATGGCCTCATCAAAAGGCAGATTCAGATATTCAGCGCTGGGCGGCATCGAACCTCCCCGACAAATCCGCCAGGGTCATGGCCCGCTGTATCAGGTTTCCAAGGGATGCCGGGTCCATCCGGCCGTGAGCCTCGATCATCTTGTTCCGGAATTCCTCGAGGGATTGACAGTTCCGGAGAAGAGCCTCGATCGGCATCATCAGGTCATCTGTGGAAGCCTCCGCCAACGCCCTATCCGTGATCCCGTCGATCGTCGATGCGGGCAGGCCCCTTTCCGAGAATTGCGGCGTTCCCGGAAACAGGCCGGCACCGGCGGGAGGCACAACCAATTCATCATCTTCCTCCGGCTCCGGTATGTCGTAGGTCTCATAAAAATATCTCTTCGGCGCCGGCACTCCGATTTCCCGCACCAGGATCTTATCTCTATCCGCCAGGGCTTTGAGGTCCTTCTCCGGCTGGGTTCGCACCCAGAGTTTGGGGTAAACCGCCTGCACCCCGAAGTTGAAATCCACGATCCAGCGAATCAGGGTGGCATTGAGGCATTCACAGAGCAGGTCCGCATCGGCCTTCACGTAATCGGCACGGATGTCAACGGCCTGCTCCTCGCTGCCCAGTTTGCCGGGGGTCGCCTCGGCTGATGCGGTATGGCCCAGGACCGCCTTGCTGATCTGCTTGTCCATGAATTCGCACAGGGATTCATAGGTATTGATCGAGCTCTGCCGCGCGGCCTCGATCAATTCAATCAACATCCCATCCGGAGTGATGACCGCGGACTCCTGCTGCATGGCCCCCAGGGCTTCGAGGAGTTTGTCTTGCTCCTCTTTATCGGTGCCGGGCGGATACTTTCCCCAGGGGGTGGGGGCCCCGAATTTCTCCGCGAAAATCACCCAGAACTTGATGCCGTGTTTCTTGAACCAGACGGGCCACCAGCACTTTTGCCCCAGGCCTTTGCCGTAGGGGTTATCCGATGATCCATAGGTAAAGATGATGAATTTGCGGTCCGGGACCGGCTCCCCCTCGATCATGGAACTGGGTGTCAGAAGGCGGAGCTCGCGCTCAGGGGTGAATATGAACCGGCGCGGGTGTTTGGCCAGGATCTTATCGATCAATATCTTGCCGTTCGAATACTGCCACATGATCTCCGCGCCATAGAAGCCGTAGAGGATCCCCTGGAGCATCTCCTGCCGCGCCTGGTCGAAATTGCAGGAGAGGAGGACCTGTTTCACGAAGTCGGCTATTTCCTGCGCCTTCTTTTCTTCCGCGGTCGGCCGCCGCCGGTCCGCGCTCGGCTGCGCCGGATCCACCTGCCATTCCTTATTGACCACCGCCAGGTAGCGCGTCTGGAACACGGAACTCGCATGCGCGTCCCGGTCCACCTCGTCGTAGAGTTTAATTCCCTTACCGGCCGATTCGGAAAGAAGGACCGGGTCCGGATTCTCCAGGCGCTTCAACCAGCCGGCGAAGATCTCGATGTCCTTCGCCGCTGTGGCGACCTCGTTGATTTCCGGTTTTTTGACTGCTTCGTCAGCCATTTCCCTTTCCTATGGCCGCGCCGCGCGCGCTCCTACAATCCGCAATCCGAAATCCGCAATCCGCAATTCACAGGTAGGTTTCCATCCTGGTGAAATCCCTCTTTACCCCCGTGCTTTTGTATTCGATCTTCCCCGCCGGCCGGCTCGCCGCCTGGGCGGCCAGGGCCTTGGCCCAGAAATGATCCGCGTGCCCGGTCTCCTCCGTCTTGTCCGCGTCAAAGCGGAAATGGCCGG